AATGGTAGCGTTCAAGGAGCTGAAAAAATCCAACTGGATCGGCTTCCTGACCGCGGCCAGGCGTTGCAATACCACATCAAAGATATCCTGTACCTTCGCTGCGGTAGTGTCGATGGGGAGAACAACGTCCGTTGACTGTGTGATAAAGTCGTTGCCGATTGTAGCCCCGCTGGAAATCCTGACGATATCGATACCATATGGGCCGCCGGCAGGGACTGGGGGCAAAGCGATGGCGTACCATGACTGGACCGGTGAACTATCCGGGTATTCGGTCATGAAAACCCGACAGCCGGACACCTCAGTGCCCACCCAGGCCGCCAGAGAGAAGTTGTAGAACAGGCTCCCGTTGGTGACGCGGCAGTAGACTTCGCTGTTCCCTAACCCCTTGTCGTATCGTAACGCTTCGTTCATCGTGGTCTCCTTAACAACTCAATAATGAGCCGGATTGCTCCGGCTCATCGTTCAACTGTTAAAGCATGTTCAGGCCCATGACCAGACCGATTTCGTCGGCGTACACCTTGAAACCTGCGGCATCGGAAACGTCCTTGACCTTCGGCATGGCGGGCTTGCCGGCGTAAGGTGCCCCGTAATTCTCGACGGGAACGGACTCAACCGCCGCTTTGATCTTGGCGATGCGCTCTTCTGCGGCCATATCTTCTGGAGCGTCCGGGGTCTCTGCTGCCTTCTCCTGCTTCATGGCGTCAATCTGGGCCTGAAGAGCGGCGTTTTCTTCCAGAAGCTTGGCGGTTTTCTCCGCTTCTGCCTGCGCGGAGTCAAGCTGGGCCTGAGCGGCTGCGGCAATAGCAGGGTCAACAACCGGTTCGGAAAGTTCGGTTGGCGCTCCCTGACCTTGGCCTTCTTCAACGGGCAAGGAAGGCGAACCGGCCTCCTGTGCTTCTACCGGCATTTCATAAGGTTTCATGTCGGCGCGGTCTGCAATACCTTCTGCGTAGGGATAGATGCGGCCAGTAACGTCTTGGATCAAATAGTTGGGTTTCATGTCTCTCTCCTTTTTGTAGTTTATCCTTGGGTGATGGCAGTGAAGATACAGGACGCTTTCGTGCCCTTGTTACAATACAGTCCGGTGGTGCCGCTGGCGACATCAGTGTCGATGAACAGACAGCCCTTGGCGTAACCTTTGGTGGTATCGGTCGGTACAGTGGTCCCGGTGGCAAATAGGGCGTTTCCGGCAATGTCCCGGATCAGAACATTAGGAGTCGCTGCTTTGGAAGGTTCGCCACCTACGAGTGTAATTTCTTCGAATACTTGTGACATAATGGACTCCTTTTTATCTATGTTGGAATGTTCAAGAAAACTCCGGAACCAAGGCTCCGGAGTTCGGTTTCAACATTCTAACCTCAGTAAGCCCTCAAGATGGCGTAAGC